AGCGATCCACCCGTCCGCTTCCACAGGGTCACAGGGTAGACGGGAGCGGATGACCATTTGCCGATGGCTTGCCAGTTGACAACATATGATCCGCTGGCTGTAGAAACATCGGTAGCAGACATTGAAAATGTTGACAGTGTATAAGAGTAAACTCGTACTGTTGTAGCCCCTCCAGCCCCCATACCACCGGTTGTAAACGATGCGGTCAAAGATGAGAAGTTTTGCGGGAGGTTGAAAGTGTTTGTACCATACGCAACAGTACCGGCTGTATTGCCAAAATAGTTTGATGTAGCTGCTGACGCTAAAGTTATAGTAGCGATCCCCCACTGCATCATCGTCCCATCGGTATACCGAATCCACGACCCGTTAGCATTCGACCCCGAGTCATACACCTGAGTTGGCAACGAAGTGGCAGTGATATCTGTCCAAGTCCCGCCAAACAAAGATGCAGGAGCAGTCTGACCAGAATACTGCGTGTAAACGTATCCCAGAGGATATGAAGAATCGGCAACGGTGTTGATCTTGTCCAACAGATCAAGAATAGACTTCTTTATGCTTCGGTCATCTTCTTCGTCTTTTAGCTTGGGAAGATCGGTTGATAAAAACTTGGGCATGATGCTACTTTGGAGTTCCACCAGGCTTACCACCCCGGTCAGTGGTATCTGGGCTGGTAGATGGTGGTGACATTCCATTAGGTCCGCTAGGAGGCGTACCCTTCTTCATTGCAAACATTTTCTGAGCAGAGTTGGCAATGGCAGGATCAAAAATGCCCTGCTTAAACTCCGTCTTTGGCATCTTGAAGGCGGGAGCGGGTGCCGGAGCAGGCGCAACCGCAGGAGCGGGAGGAGCAGGAATATCACCTACAGTGTCAATAGGTGCATTGGCGATGATATCCTGCATTCCCATGTGATTCTCCTTTTAGAACCAGTTGCCAATTGCGCGGTAGTTGAATGTACCAGTTTGGCCGGTCGTGTTGCTGAACGGCCTTCCGCTAAATCCAGTGACGGTTACTGAATCTGCTGCACATGATCCGGCAATCGTGTTTACAAGAGAAACGTAAACCAAAGGAGCCGCGGTGAAGGTCTGGGGGAAAGTAACGGCAACAGCAGCTGCAGATGTAAATGAGCTGCCGACAGCGGTAGACATGGCTCCTGTCGATTTGCTTCCGTAAACTTCCATCAGCCCCGAAGAATACCGGATGTAGTAACCGTTGGTGGCATCACCACCAGTGTCAAAAATTGTCGGAGTTCCAGCAGGAAGCCCGGTGGGTGGAATAGCTAATGGCATAATAAAGTCTCCTTAACTCATTGTTTTGGAAGGGCTTCCAAAATGGTCCCTTTATCCAATCCTAACTGATGTACTTGTGAAACGTCAATACCAAGTGATGTTTGTACAATTTTAGCTAACATTCCCATTTTTTGAGAAACGGGGATATTAAGCCATTGAATCTGATCAATTTGGTTCATAGCATTTTTGGTATCGGTAGGCTTCCCTTGGCCGATGATTGTTGCCAATTGTTGCCTAGTAGCAATGTATTGACCATTAAGAACTGATCCTCCAAGAGAAGCTACCCAAGGGTTTTGGCCTATAATAGAGCCGACATCAATATTTTTAAGCTGTTGAACCTGCTGGTATGATTTTAGAAAGTTTGCCCTTTGGCTTTCATCAGGAAACAACAGATTCGCAGTAATGGTAGGATCGAATCCGTTGCTTGATCGTGCAGCCATGTCAATAAAGGCTTCAGGGGATATCCCATTATTTTCCATAACTTTTCCGACTCGGTTGAGCTGCATATACATCTGCATAAGCTTGCCCTGCAATTGCCGCCCGTACTGACCAAGATTCTGCAACGACTGAACTCCTGCGCCTGGAGGTGGCCCTTGTTGAACCATAGATGCGCCGCCCTGATCCTGCTGGCCCATTGGAGCCATTGGATTTGGTTGACCTTGAGCAACAGGGGGATTGACGGGGGGCATAGGTTGTTGCCCTTGAAGGCTAGGAGAAGCCATAGCAGCAAGAGCTGCAGGATGTCCTACACCAAAAACTAGGGGTAGCTTTGCAGCGGCGCCTGGAACTGGGGCAACTCCTGTAGCAGCATTTCTTGCCATATCCCTTGCCGCTGTAAGATTGGCTCCAAGAGGAGTTTGGGATGCTTCCATAAAAGCAGGATTTCTTATCAATTGGCCCGAGTTGTCTAAAATATTTTCTGGTACTCCACCACCCAAAGCTTTGTTTAGTTTGCCACCAAGAGAGCCACCAATTTTGTTAGCCAAGGAAGTAATTCCTTGATTAGCCATACCTCCAATAAGTGAACCGCCGGCTATTCTTGCAAGATATAAAGGATCATTAGGGTCTCCGGTTGCAGCACCTGCCAAACCGCCAGCTCCTGCTCCTATACCCATTGAAGCCATTCTTAAAGCAGTAGGAGAACCAGCTATAGCTCCTTGAGGAGCAGTAGTAGCCTCAATTCTATTTGTAGCGCGAAGAATGGCGTTGTCATGGTAGAACTTGTCCATCTCATCAATGCTTTTAAAGGATGGTGGCAATATTGTAGAAAGGTCTACGTTGGAACTTTTAGCAACCTTGGATATGTTTTTGTTCATGGCTTCATGGATAATATCTGCCAAATGAGCGGCCTGTTGATCTGGCCCAGAGTCGCCAAACCTAAAACCTTTAGCATCATCAGAAGTCATGTGCCACAACAATTGAGCAGGGTCAGCTTGCGGATCAGCAATAAGCTTATCTGCAACAGAACCTCTGAGGCTTGAATTGTTAATATTTTCAACATAATCGTCTACAATATTTTGCCAGTTGGGGTTCAATCTTTGATATCTCTGAAACGAAGTATTGTTTGTAATCCAAGACGGCAAAGGTTTTCCCTGTTGTGGCACTGGAGTATTTTCTTTATTAACAAGCCCAACCATCTTGTTGTAAGACTCTTTCACCGAGTCGTGAAGGTCTTGAGCATCTGGACGGTTGGTTAAACGATACTTTTGCAAGGAATCTGATTGGTCTTGAATGAGTTTTTCAATGGCTTTTGCCTTACCTTCATCTGCCATCTCATATCTTTGACCAGAGTTAGCCACAGCACGAAGCGCTCGAGTAGTAGTCCCTAAAACTCCGGCAACCCGTTGAGCAGCACCACCTTCTTTAAGTTCTTGTGCAATATTTTGAGATACTATCCCACCCCTGTCGGCAGATTTACCCAAAATACCTCTTAAAGCCTCCCCACCGGCCCCCAATGCAGTACCTATTCCTGCACCTAAACCAGTAGAAGCCAGCATCTGAATGCCTTCTTGAGAAACGGCATTAGGCAAAGACTCGCCTTGATTAACATCGTTTGCCGTTCCTATCAGTGCTCTAGGAGCGGCTTGTTCTAAAGCTTGTCCACCTGCACGAAATGCTCCTGGTATTATGCCTTTAGCACCTTGACCGGCAAGGAAATCTCCAGCCTTAGCCAAATAATCTCCTGTTTTGACGGCTCCTAAAGCCTTTGAACCAGCACCTAACGCCTTTGTAATTAAACCGCCAGGAATAGCAATAGACCCAAGAAACCCACCGACATTCCCAATATCGTTGGCTTTCAACCCCATAATACCGGAAGGGACTTCGCCAGCAGCTACGGACTGCTTGAACGAGTTTGGGTTGTTTGTAACAAGGTTTTGAATAAGTTCAGGAGCACCAAAAGCAAGAGAGTTGATGCCGGAATATGTGCCAGCGCCCAATTGTTCAAGCGGGGTAGGGTCTCTTTTCAAAGATCTTGACATATCATCTCCTTAAGGTAAAGGCGCAGTTGGTTGGTTCAAAAAGTTCAAACCAAAATTAAGCCCAGTCATACCTTTACTAAAGTCTTGGTTAGCCATTTCATTCAATTGTATCGGGTCATAATTGAATAAATTAGCACCACCAGTAGCTTTTAAGCTTTTAGCAAAAGCATCTAAGGCGCTGTTTGATCCAGGTCCAACACCACCGTTTATTTGGCTCATCAACCCAGAAAGGTATTTTTGTCTCATCTCTGTCAATGACTTGTTAAAATCTACAGCTTGCTTATTCGCAAGCGCTTGAAAACCAGTAGGTGAATATTTGTTCATTTCGTAGCTAGATTTAGTATTTGGTCCAGTTCCATATTCAAACCCTTTCTCGGTCTCAATGGCATTTTGAGCATTAAATATGTCAAGGATTTTGTTGACTGTCTGCTGGTCCAAACCGGCAAAGCCAAGTAACTTTTCCAATTCCAAAGATTTGGTTTGCATAGCCTTCTGAGTTTCAGTTTGGGTTCCAAGAAGTGTTCTCTGGTTTTCAAGCTCTTTAGCTTGTTTGGCAAGTTCAAACTCACGTTGCCTTTGAAGATAAATTGGGTTGGTTTCAGTCTGGCCGGCAGCAGCAGACCTACTTTGACCGTAAAGCCCGGCAACTTTTCCTAATGCTCCTACAATGCCTCTAGCTTCAGGAGATGTTAATGCTTTCATAACATTGCCACCTGCATTTCCAAGGAAAGAAGCTATGCCTGACAAGTCAATACCGTTCTTTTTAGCTATTGACGCTCCCCCATCATTTGGCTCGGGCAAAGAAGCTTCAGGAGTTGGAAGAGGGCCGTTTTTATCAAAGCTAATATAGTCCGGCCCTGATCCTGCCAAAGCTGGTCCTACAGGATTTGTTACATCAAAAGAAGCTTCAGGATCACGGACATTCGCAAATCCACCTTGTTTGGAATAATCAGAAGTTCCAGAAAGAGACTCAGGAGTCATGTTAGGTCTTATTCTTATATCAGAAGGGTTTGGAGTTGGTAATGGAAGGGTTTTTTGTGCAATAGATGCAGGAGTATTAACATCCACAGGAGTAGAAGAAGTTGAAGAATCTACAAAATTGCTAGGAGTAGATGGATCGTAAGCAGGCGAAACAGCAGGTGCATCTACAACTTTGGCAGCGGGTTTGGCAGCGGGTTTGGCAACCGGTTTAGAAGCTGAAGTAACAGTTTCTTTTCCATTTTCATCATATGAATAATAAGCATCACTGCGAGGATCGTAAAAACTTGTTTTTTCCATTTCATTTCTCCTTAATTTTCTTTAGCAGGAGGTGCAGACCCGCCACCGCCTTGTCTAGCTAAGTATGCAGCATGAGCGGGAACAGTAGCGCCTCCGGTTGCAAAATCTGCTGCAGTCAGAGCGGCATTGCTTGCCAAGTTACCTGTTGCAGCATTAGCAGAATCTTGAGCTTTAGTATACAAATCTGCATTTTGTTTAGCAATGTCAGTGTTAATTTTACCACCACCAGTTAAAGCATCATTTGAAAGACCTTGCTGTGCAAGACCTTGTTTAGAAAGGCTGTTGGCAGAACCCATTTGGTTTGCAATAAGAGAGTTTTGCGCTCCAAGGGTTGAATTGGTAAATTGATTGGCAGTGTTTGCACCGGCAGCAAGACCGGCTTGACCAGCATTCAACCCAGAACCCCTGGCCGCGTTAACAGCTTGGTCAGTAGCTTGGCCGGCCATCGCTCCACCTATTCCAGAGGCAATTCCTGCGGTACTGTTCCAAGCTGCGGAAGGGTCATTCATCCAATTGTTAAAATACTTGGAAGCTTGGCCTGTCGCAGTATCACCTTGTGTCCTGTAATCCTGACCTTGTTTCTGTAAAAGATCAGCAGAAGCACTGGCTTTGGCTTGTTGTTGAGCAAGCTCATTCTGATACATATTAGCCTTGGTGCCGCCTGTAATGTCATTCCAAGTATTGCCAATACCTTTAAAAAAATCGTCAAATAAGCTTCCTCCACCGCCATTAGTAGAATATTTCAGGTGACCTTGAGCATCGTATGCGTCATTGTAAGCCATTACAAACTCCTTGCAGGACTGATGTTGGCTTGAGCCTCTTCAGTCCAGTGATATTGCAAATCATACAACCTTATGGCTGTATTGCAAGCAAACTTGATAGATGCAGCTAGCAGTCTATCTTGAACAGGCTGAATCATCGCTCGGAAAATACCGCCGTTGACATAATCTGCCGGCTGAATACTGAATGTCTTGGTAGAGCTGGTGTAAGCCTTATCTTGATCGTATCCATAAATTGTTACCTGCAAGGACGTTGCCGTCTTAAACTCATTGTAGACCGCAAAAGTAATCCCTGACAAGACCATCCTGATATTGCTGTCAGGGCCAATATATCCAGTCTGGTAGTTCAAGGGAACTATTGTTGAGTTTTTTACAATACCAAGGGTCGTACTTGTTCCTACAGTTGCGGGGGCATAATACTGATATTGCCACCAGTTGAAAGAATTGCCGAATATAGTGCCGTTTACAGTGTCATAGAGTCTCATGTAGGACTCACCTGCAAAAGAATCCGGTATCATGCTGGCAGACTTGGGAATGCTTGTCCAAAGACCATCACGGTACATTACAAGGGTATTGGCAGTGTTTACCAGTAATCCTGAGTCATAAGGAGAGTAGTTTCCGTTTTGAATAGCTCCAAAACCGTCAAGCCTTTTTATCTTTTTAAGAGAATACCCGCCATCAAAAACCCATACGCTGTTGTCAAACGAATCAAAGAAGAAAGCAAAGGTTTGGCTGGTGGTCATAAATGTAAGTCCGTCAGCCCTACATAGAACAGTAAGCGGTACAGAAAGGTTGACACCATTAAGGTTGATCTTGAAAATACTTTTTCCGTCAAACAAGTAAGGCTGGTTGAACAGGCTGAAGCTTACCGCATTAAAAGATATGGCATTTCCTAGAATGTATCCGTCCCACTCAGTAGTTATAGTAGTTCCCTGGTAGCCGGAAGACAAGTAGGTTTCATTAAACGCCAAACTGGTGGCGCTAGAGTTTGCTCCGATAACATAACCAGAATATCTTGACCCAAGAGGCATAGGAACAGAAGTTGTATTGGAAATGTAAGTTGATCCTATTCCGGTAGACTGGTTTTGCAAGCCAGGTAAATTGGTAGAAGCAGGGCTTGTAAGTGTAGTAGCACCAATTGATCTTCCATCACTTCGCCAAGATGCCAATTCTGTGTTGGAAGTAAGTCCTGTCCCTGCAAAGAAGTTTAGTGTGTAATAATTACCAACTTGATGGCAAGAAGGAGTAAACGAAGCAATAGGAGAAACACTAACTGATGCCAAAGTTGAATTGTAAGAGTTTGCATATCCTCCCAAATCAATTGAAGACCCTGCCGTTTTAGAGTAAGACTGCCATCCTATAGTGGCGGCAACAAAACTTGCTGCAGATGCGGAAACTCCACCTGACATAATCAAAGTGTTGTTGTAATCATTTGATCCTAGAAGTAATTGCCGGCCGCCGACATCAACCACGTTTATAGGAGAAATGGTATTTATCTTGTACAGATTTGAAGTTATTTTTTGAATAGGTCGGATGGGGACAGTGCTTATCTTTGCAATGTAATAAACCTGGTTCCATCTCCAGATCAAAGTATTAAAACCTGCTCCAATCTGTGGCCCAAAAGTAGGATCGAACTCTCCAAAAGGAGATATGGGCGTTCCTATAGCCACATTCACACTGTCAGAAGAATAAGGCTGGCCTACAGAAATAAATGCTGGCGAAGTGCCATAAGTAGCAGAAGGTTTGCCCATTACCAACCTAAACTCAAACGAAGGCTTTATTCCTCCATTGTCGGTTTCGTTAATAAGCGACAATCTTCCAAAACCAATGACAGGGTGGACAGAGTTTGCTTGAGTGGTAAACGGAGTGTAAGTAGTAGTGGGTTGAGCGTAACCAGAATAATAATGGTTGTTGTCAGTTTGATGTACAACGTCAACATAAGCATAGGAAGATGAGGATGGAACCTGGGTGCTATCGGCTGTTGCCGTTACTGTATTTGTTGGCACAGTAGTATTTGTATATGCACTCGTAAAAAGCGTGTACCCTATGTTTGCCATGAGAGTTTGAGTGGTTGTAGAATCATTTGGCTGTCCGGTCAACATTACGCGGTTGTATCCGTTCTTAGACTGCATCACAGCCCAAGATGCTTTCATTGCAGTATTTGTGTTTGTGAATGGAGCAACAGTAGTAGCAGCTGAATTGGTTATAAGGTAGCTAGGAGTCTGGTTTCCAGAAGTTCCTAGAGATACCACAACATATCCAGCCTTGCCGGCATCGGTAGCGCTTGTAGCAGTTGCTCCCAAAGACACCATCTTGGCAGCAAACAAGTTTCTTGCTTTTGCACTGGCAAAAGTTACAGGGATTGACGTTACAAGCTGCTTTTGTCCAGTCTGATCAAAAATGTTATAAGTAAAAGTTGTTGAATTGGAATATGTATCACAAGCAAGAATGTATTGCGTAGAAGCCAATGTAAATCCTGTTGTTGTAGTAAGCGCTTGTCGGACAAGGCAAACAGGAAGGGTGTATCCAGCATTTGTTAAAGTTATAGGTACATTGCTTGCTACAGTTCCAGTAGAAGTTATTTCATCAAGTCTTACTTGTAACTGAGAAGATGTAGAAACCCCACTTGTTTGAACGGCTCCAGTTGTTGAAGAAGTCAAAGCAACTGAAACAAAAAGGCCATTACCATAAACAACTGAATACCAACCAGTTCCAGTAAAAGCCGCAGTGGAAGTTTGAATAGTCCAACTTGTTCCATTTGTGCTTGTCATTACCGATCTATTAGTAGAAGTATTATAAGCAACAGCTACAAAAACTCCGTTACCATAAGTGACAGAGTACCAACCCAAAGAAGAACCCGCAGTAGTTAAGGTTTGTAGATTCCAAGAAATCCCATCTGAGCTTGTCATTACTGCACCAGTAGTTAAAGAAGTGGCAGCAACTGCTACAAAAATGCTATTTCCAAAAGTAACTGAGGTCCAACCGCTTTGAGTGGCTGCAGCACCTGTAGTGGACCTTATAGTCCAATTAATTCCATTAGAGCTTGTCATTACCGCTGCAGTAGTTGAAGTGGTAGAAGCAACTGCTACAAAAATGCCATTTCCATAAACTACCGAGTTCCAACCAGCAGCACCGCCAGTAAGTATAGGTCTTTCAGTCCAATTGATTCCATCTGGACTTGTCATTACCGCACCAGAAATAGCAGTAGTTTGAGATACTGCTACAAAAAGTCCATTACCATAAGTCACCGAAATCCATCCAAAAGAAGAGGCTGCAGTAATTATGTTTCTAGCTGTCCAAATGATTCCATCTGTGCTTGTCATTACTGCACCAGATATTGAGGTGGTGCGCGCAACTGCCACAAAAAGTCCATTTCCATAAGTGACTGAAGACCAACCAGTACCAGAAGCCGCAGGAGTTGTATTTCTTACAGTCCAATTTGTTCCATCAGGGCTAGTTTGAACTGCATTAGAAGTAGCAGTAGTTTGAGCAACTGCTACAAAAAGTCCGTTACCATAAGTTACTGAAGACCAACCATTAGAAGCAGCAGTAGAAGTTCTTGCATTCCAAGAAGTTCCACCAGTTCCTGACGTGATTACTGCGGACTGATTGGCAAGTACTTTCATACCGATAGGGTTGGCATCGGTCATGATCATGTCATCATACTGACCACCAATAGCCTGGATTGATTCCAATCCATTCTTTGGAACATAATCAAGAAACTTTCCGTCAAGATATACACCATTCCTAGCAGCATTTGATGCCGGATCGTTACCAGCATCAAGCAATTCAATTAGGTTACCACCTTCAGTTACATAACTGTATGCAGGCGAGTTATTGTCAGAATATTGGTTCTGATGCAGAGATACCACGCCACCATCAAAATGGTAGCCGGTATTGGCGACAAGTTGCTGATCTGCGATGCTGGTCCCATCAAGTTGTTTCTTGAAACCCCATACGTTCTCAGCTACTGGATCGCAATTGATATCAACATCAAGAGGTATTTTGCTTACATCGCTATTTTGGTTCATGGCTTACCCCCTTGGTTCATCATTTAAAAGTTAACTCCAAATAAACCATTGGGATTCCCAGAGTTTCTGTTGTTGCTGATTCTTTCAGGATAATAATCGTCGCGCCTAATTTGGTCCATGAATCTTACAATAAGTTCAGATTTTCTTCCTTCAAGTAAGGCCAGGTCATCTTTTGCACCTTGCTTTCGCTTAATGTTTATAGCAGTCTGGTAGCTCATAATCTCATAAGCCAAGTTGTTGGGGTAAGTCAAAACATAATCGGGCGTGGTGCTGTAAGCAGTGACATTTAAAGATTCATAGCCTATAGTACCAATCCAACCTTGAGAAGGGCCAGAAATCCAAGCAATGTCTGTTGCTATCACTTCAGACTTCGTTACAGTAGGAGATGTTGGAGTGTCAATGTTGATCGTATACCTGTACAAAGTTTTGTTTTGCACAACGTAAAGATAGGTTCCGTCAGTGAATATTTGATTATATCCTCCGGTGACACCTGTGATCGTAGTGGCAACATTGTTTATTGTAACTACTCCAGCAGAAGTTAACCAAACAGGATAGCCTAAAAAGGCAGAATTGTAATATTTTGCGTTGGAAGGTGGGGTAAATGGACTTGTAATCGCCGCTAAAGTTACAGCAGCCAAAGTGGCAGGAATAGCAACAGAACCAGTGACCCCGCCATAAATTGCCCAAATAGTTCCTGAGTAAACATCCAACCAGGTCATATTAGACGCGCTGGTCATGGCTGTTGGGGTTACTACAGTAGGGTTAGATGGATCAAAAGCCCCGCCTTGCAAGTTTCCACCTTGAACCCAAAAAAGGTTACCCTTGTAATAAGTTGGGTTTAGTATTGTTGCCGAGCTTGAAATAACAGTAGTAGTAACTCCTGTTTGGTTTGAAACATAAAGTATTCCGGTTCCCTGCTGAACCAAAAGCATACCGTTGTACACAGGATAAGCAGGATTTACATCTTGAGTGTAGGTCGTAGGTAAAGACCCAGATACATATGAAGGATACTGAAGAAGCGACCTTTGAGCATCGTTAAGATTAACTGATGAAGGATTGGGAGTAAAATAAAACGCTTGGTTTGGAAAATAAAGAGTATCTGGCATTGGGTAATACCCAACCCGAAGCTGAAAAGTAGAACTAGAAAATCCCCCGCCAATAACCCACAGGTAGTTTCCTTGGAATCTGTAACTTGGAGTCTGAGCGTAATTGTTTCTTGAGTCTTTGGGAAACTTACGCATTCGTTGCCAGCTTCCGTTGTAATTGTAATCTATGAATGCCAGCTTGTAAAAATCTGTAGGAAGAGTAACAAGATATTCATTCTGGTTCAAAGGTACGTTAGCCGACGAACTTGTCACATTCAAAGTAGTCAAAGTTACAAAATAATCGTCTGAAGAGTCAGTAAGCAATTCATATAAGTCTCGATAAGACTCGTTCAACCCATTGTAAAGGTCGTTGTATGTGACAAAGGTAGACTGGACAATATCGGCCAGCGTCTTTGCCCTGTTGATAAGCGTAGATGCCGCCATATTCAAAGTTGCCATGTCTCACCTCTTCGCTTGATTATAAATCAAGGGAGCCGACCGGTAAAGATCGACTCCCTTGCAAACTAAAGACTGTTAGTACAGGCGCACGCAGACGCAATGGGCGGGGTTGTGGATAGCCAAGTTGCCAAACAGGGAAATGATCACCTGTGCTCCAGGCCCTTCGGAAAGGGTGGTGGCAGGCTGGACCGTAAGGAAGTCCTCAATCACAAGGCGGCTGGTCAGTTCAGGACCACCACCCATCTGAGTAGCATCGGGAGAACCAGGCTCATTAAGAGCAATGCCATCGTTGGTAATGCGCTCGACGTTGCTGATAGCGACAAACTCAGTGGTGGATTCATCAAGAACCCAGCAGATGCCCTGCTGAATGTAAGGCGAATCAAGGACACGATCCAACCAAGTAGTCATGAACTGAAAGTTGATGTCCGAAAGACCCTTCTGGACGCTCTGCTTCTTCATCCCATTGGTTTCTTGGAAGTAGGTAGTCTTGTTGGTCGAAACACCGCCAAGCTCGTTCATGATGTTCTTCAAGTCAACATCGTTCATGAGGATGACAATATCCTTGTTACGAGCACCGTTGCGACGAACAAGCCGGGTAGCTTCGAGAACAGCATCGGAAAGGTTCACGGCAGACTGGTTGAAAAAATAACTTCCGGCCAGACGGTCAGCAGCTACAGATCGGGTCAATCCGCAGAACGAAGTACCAATGTAGGTGCTCCAAGCAGTTGAGTAGGTAATGGCACCAGTACCGCTAACCATGCCGGTAGACGAGCCTCGGTTGGCAAGCCACGGAACCCATACAGACAAACCGAAGGGAAAGTTGGGACCATTAGAGTCAGAAGCTCCTACAAGAACCATCCACGAACCGGCCTGAATCGAAAACAACGTGGTAGCTACAGCAGCCAGGTTACCAGTAGTCAAGGCGTAAGGAGTCGAGCTGCTTGAGCTAACCGAGCAGAAAGTCACCTGAGTTCCGTTGATGGCCGCAACCGACCAGTAAAAAGCACCGTTGGTCGTGGTGCTGCCGACAGTGTTGAAACCGTCAGCAGGCGATCCGCTGGTCGAAGGGTTGGTGAACTGAACAATTGAACCAATGTCGATGCCGATAATGTCAGAGTACTTTTCAAACTGGTACACAAAAGTGTTGAACGAACCGGATGAGAAAGTAACAATGCCGTTGGTGGCAGTGACGCTGATACCGGTGTTGGTCGTGACAGTAGGAATACCGCTGCTGATGGTAGCAGTTCCAAGCTGAATAAAACCAGCATACGGACCAGGACCAGTTCCGGTGGGAACTCCAACACCAGCGCTGATTGCACTGCCGCCAGAACCAAGAGCAATACCGGTCGATACCGTTGAGTAAGCGGACGAAGCAGGAGCAACAGTGTTGACGGTGTTGGCAAGTCCGAAACCGTTCAATCCACCCATCAAAGCCTGCTCACCGTATCCGTAGCCGTACATGGCCTTGGCAAAAGTCTTACGCAAAGCTTCGGTGCCGGCAAAGAACTTGTTCTCAAGCGCCTTGATGTAAGCACCTTTGCTGGTCTGGGTAGACATAAGCTCAAGGTTGGTGATGTTGAACACCGAGAAGATGCGACCAGGGGGTACGATCCACTCTGCGTTCCTTGACTGGGGGTTGTTGTTGGCAATCGACACCGCAATAGCAGCGGAGCCTGAGACGTTACCACCTCGACCATACATGGCTGCGAAACGGTAAGCTTGGCCTCCAATGCGGGTTTTGGTGATCATTTCTGCGAACGGATCGTTTCTGACAAGAAGGTTTTCAAACTTCTTGTCGGTATACCAGTACTTAGCGAAGTTAATCACCTGCTGGTCGGCTGAAATTACTTGGGCCATAATATCCTCCTATGTGCCCTATTTGCGAGCTTTCGGAGAGGGCTTTTGACCCTTCTGCCGAGCATTCTTGAAGAACTCCTCACTGCCAACGGCAGGTTCAGACTTCTTTTCTACACCTTTGTTAACGGCTTCGGCTGCCTTTTTGGCACCAACCTTGACAGCCTCAGGCTCTCCCATAGCTTCCATCTTGACAACAGCAGCAGGAGCTTCTCCTGATCCGACATTGGAACTCATGGCAGCAGGAGAACCCTGCAAAGCTTTAAGCATTTTTTCTTTGGTTGACATCAGGTGACCATGAACCTGATCCATAAAAGGACCTTCCTGGTCTTCACCTACGCCAAGCTCACTCATTTTGCCGTGCATGGCATCCCAGAAGCTGTCAGGGCTTTCACCGTGAGCATCTGCTAGGGATTGTACCAAAGGATCAAGCCTTTCGCCATGCCTCTGACGATAACCGCCAATGGCTTCAGACTTGGCTTTGTTTTGGTATTCCCTCTGGAGGCCGCCAATAAGCTGGTTTTCCAGACGGTCTTCCAAATAAGATACCTTTTGAGACAGATGCTCAAGAATAGGCACAAGTTCTTGAACAAACTGTGACAAGTTTGAGTCAATTTGAGATTGATCTTGGGCCGAATCTTCGTGACCCATAGAATCATAACCTTCTTGCATTCTAAACTCCTTGAGGCGCAGGAGCGCCTTGAGGTTGTGGGCCACCGGCAACGCCGGGATTGGGACTCTGCGGACCGGGGACTCCCATTCCAGGCTGTATAGGCACAGGAGGTGGAGGGTTCATCACAAGGTTATTTGCCTGCAAGATATTAAGGAAATCCGTCAGGTTTTCAAGCACACTTTGATCTTCTCCAGAGGCAGCACATTGGAGAAGCTCCGAAACAACAAGCTGGAAAAGTTCAGCCATGTCAGTGACTTGGTAAAAGTCAAACTTACCTTCCTTTACCACGCGCTCAACAATCCACCGGTTGTAATCCTGAGAAGCAGTCACAACCGAATAAGCATCTTCAAGGTCAGGCATCTCAAGATATTGCGCGGCCATTTGAGTAGTCATCAAACCACCTTGAACCATCTGCTGGATTTGATCCTGCTTGGTTTTAGGGTCTCGTGACAAGGAGCTGGTGGCAGAAATATCAATAGTCAGCAAATCAAGCTGTTTCTTGACATCACCCATCGTAACTTTGTTTTTTGCCTTGGATGGCAAAACAAAAGATGGGTCAAAGCATTTGATAGATTTTCTGGCAATGTCCACCTGCATTTGCAGGTAGTTAATCAGGATTGTATTCTGACGGTTGGAAAAAATGTTGTTCAAGGTGTCAATTGCGTACCCTGATTGAACAGAAGCCGGCCTTTCGCCCAAAGCCTGCATATCGCTGATTCCAGGTTGCTTGAATACCTGCTGAAGAAAAAACTGAAGCATGGCAACGTAGCTCTGGTCTACCGCAGCAGGAGCTACTATCTGAATCGGTGGAGCACCAGGTATAGGAGTAAACTCGTACACATACCCTATGTCGCTCTTGATCATTGCCGGCTTGATCTGGTTCTGGCCCTTGGGGACAAGGACAAAATTGGCAGGAGTAAGATTGATAGCTGCGCTTATTTTTCGGCAAATGTCATTGATCTGCAATTGAAGGGTATATACATCATCGACAAGTGAAGTCGAATAAGAACCTTTCATCGGTTTTTTGAAATACATCTCAGCAATATTGGGTTCGTCAAAACCATCAGAAAGCTTTGTCCTTGAAATCTCATATCTGTCCATAAACTCAATACGGACCTTTTCTACAAGGTCATAAGCAATGCGATAAGTGCAGGTAGCAAACATATCCCTGCCGTAAAGAGACCTGAACTGACCTTTAAAACCAGTAGGGTCTTTTCCGTTTTGGTCTTGGTAATACTTTCTAAGAGCAGCCACAGGATATTTGTCAAACCGCAGATGGTAGCGCGAAATCTCTCCAAACTGATATTCTCCCTGAGAATAATAAAACTCCCAAGGCCGAATCTTGCGGATCATGTTGTTTATGTCATCAATCCAAAAATAACCTACTTCGCAAACAGCCGCCAGCCTGAGAGCCTCGGGAGATTCGGTGTATACTTTTTGGTTGTCAAAAAGATCGTCCATGTATCTCTGGACATCTCTGGCAGCCTTGCGGGTATCAAACTTGCCGTTGACAGGGTTGAAAAAAGGACGGGTTTTCAACTGGCTCATAGTAGAGCAGACAGTATCAACCACAGATTGGGTAGCATTGATAACCGGAGGAGGGTTGTTCACATCATCGTCAACCGAAAAAGCAAAACCCAAGGGTTGCATGAAAGGATTTCGGATATCCTCTCCACGGTAAGAATTGGTGTACATACGGAAGTTTCGGCGGTATTTCGCATCACGCGCAGAAAGCTCAGATTCAAGATACATAATGCCGGAATACCAGGATTCGGTCTTCAAGCCCATAGCCATCAGAAGTCCTCCTTGAAACGGATGCCACGGACGCCAACAGGAGTATTCTCAGTATCCATACCTGAAAGAGTGCGGGTAATCCGCAGAATAGCACCGCTGGGCCAGATAATCTCGGCCTGCACTCCAGTGTCAGCCTGACGCATAAGTTCTTTCACCCAATCCTCGGTGACATCATTGCGAATAAGTTTATCCCTTGCCACCTGTCTGGCAATATCAGCAGAATACAGTTTTTCGAGATTGGAAGCGTGTTTAAGGGCAGAAATAATCCCCATAAGACTGAGTGTCCACAGAACAATGCTATTTTGTCAAGTGTTGTACATATAAAAAAACCCAGCAGTGGAGAGCTGCTGGGCAGGCGGGGGAAAAGCGGGAGGGGAATCCCGTCAAGAGACGATATCATTAGAAATCCCAGATGTCAACTGTTCATGCGGGGCCTGTACATCCAAGGTCCCGAACGTGAAGCGTAAATCACAGCGGGGATCATGTCAGGATGGTAGGAATCGTCATCAATCTCTCGGGTAAGGTTGTCCCTATCGTCACGAAGGAATACTGTCCGCAACCCTTCATCCTCAAGGGGAGACATATTGTCTTTCATCAAAGGAACTTTAAGGTAACCTTTCCGGCAATCGTCCTGAAGCATATCAACGCCGGCCTGTTTGTCGTGCTTCATCGCAGGGTATATCCCGATGCTCATCGCAACCGACAGGTCATAGGAAGCCCTGGTGTCACTTGAATCGGCGTATATGTAGAAATCCTCACGCAGGTCCATAGGTATGCCTTGAAACATCGTGTCGGTTTTCAAATACTCAAGACCGTCCATGATTCCGCGCTTTAGCTGCTCAATTCCTTCCCTGGCGGCTTTGTGCTGGTAAACTACAAACACTTCCTGCTTGCTCTCAGCGTAGCAAAGTATGCAAAATCCGTCCGCATCGGAATATCCGTAGTCTAAACCTCCGACAAAACGGATATCTGTGCGTGGGATCGGCCTGATCCACTCAAGAAACGTCTCCTCGGTGAAATAGTTGTTTTCCTTGAAACGGAGCACCAGCGCGTCATCGTCGTAAGCAATTTTTCCGAAATATTCCCGCAGCATCAAAGGATCGTTTTCTTTTACACCCTTTTCCTGCATGATCTGCTCAAGAACAGCATCGTGATCAGGTATAAAAGGGTTCTGAGTCAGGTTCCAATTCAGTTTTGTCGCAGCCTTGTCTTCAAGCCACACCTTTTCCCAGAATGTTCCCCTTACCCTGGGACCGGTGCCGCCAATGTAAAGCCTGCCCTTGTAGTCAAGAAGCATAGGCTCAATAATGTCACGAACCAGGTAAATCAAAGCCTTCTGGCTTTGCGCCTCGTCAATGATCGCAAGGTGCCACTTGCCGCCTCGCAGCTTCTCACGCTCGTCTGCCGTGGAGTTTCCGGTAAACTTGACCATCGAGCCGTTGGACAGGCGCAAAATGCCTTCGTTGGTCCTCTTCTCGGCAATCTGGATATCAAGCTCATCAAGCGTGCGTAGTACCGGATGCCAAAACAAGCTTGATGTGGTCTCAAAGGTCAAACCGATAACAAGAACCCGCCTGTCAGGATGCACAATCTCATTGCTGATCAAAAGCTGCAACCCTTCGGTCTTGCCAGCGCGCCGTCCGGCCATCATGTAAGTCCTGACAGTCTTGGAAAGCATCATCATCTGCTGATACTCATGCCCGCGCTTGAATATACGGTACTGCTGGAAGTCAATATGCTCGGCAAGCATCTTGGCCTGGCTCTTCTCCATTTCCCGCAAGGCTTCAGGCGACATGAAATTGTCACGGAAATGCTTTTTTACCGTCTTGTCACCTTCAGGCGAGTTCAACTGGTCGAAATACTCCTGAACCGCTACCTCTACAGCCGGCATATTCTTCTGTATCACACGCTCAATGCCTGAGTTCATCATCGAACGCACAGGAGCAGACTTCTTCAAACCGTCAATCGCTTGTATGGCCTTGCCAATCTCTTCCAGTTCGTCGCTTGACGAAGGGTATGACGTTGACGGCACCGTTACAACGGACGCACTGGAAGGGCTTGGCGGGTCATCTGAGGGCATTTGTGCCTTTTCCTGTAAGTATTCATCACTTTGGTCAGACTCTTCTTGCAACTTCCGGTTGTATGCCGACAAGGATAAAGCCCCGGCAGGCCCCCATTGCGTCCCGGAATCAAGATTAGCCAGGCCCAATCCATCGGCTGGCGTTCTGCGGGGCTGCGTGGTTTTACCTTCGCGTATAATCCTTCCGTCAGCATCCCTTTTAGACTCGTCAGCTATCCTTACCCTTGCCATATTCCCTCCTTGCCTGCAAAAAGAGTAACACATGAGAGTAAAACCTGTCAATTCAGGCCTTTTTTTGGTTCACAGGTATTAAGAAAGGTACAATGTAGTTACTGATTTCATCCTACATACACTGTTTATTTCCTTTGCCTACAAGGAGTTGCGAAGCTAGTGTATGTAGTGAACACAAAAAAACAAATATATACATATATATCGTTTTAGGTATTGTAATATGTGTAAACATACCTACAAGAAGAAAAAGAAGAATCATTAATCTCTTACCTATAACTACACTACATACATTCCTACACTTTCTAGCCTAATGCGACCCTTTTGCCGGCTGTATCCGCATCCCATGCCCTGGCGCAGCCAAATAAAAACTGCGTTCCACCAGCCTGTTTGCCTCCCCTTTGTCGGCCCCTGTTCACAGGTGCAACTCACGCACTGCGATTCCATCTGCACAATGACATCCATTACCAACGATGCACCAATAGTGCAGTAACTTTTGTTAAATATATACTAAACAACAAAATATTAGTCGGGGGTAACTTGGATAAACGGTGTCTCAGGTGCGTAGATAAGTGGGAATAGGAAACATGGGTATAGCGGGGCGGTGATGCGGTAAGCTACCAGCGTCGAGCTTCTGTGAACCTGGGGGGCCGCCTGCACCTGTACAGGCGTCTACTGGTGTTCCATTGGTGCATAGGCCACGAGGTGCCATGACCATCCGTTGCATTGTGCCAAAGTTCACAGGGGTTCACTTTTTATATGAACCATGATTCATAAAAAACTCGGTTTTGGTCATACCACGGTTATACCTTAAGCGCAAACCTGTGAAGCAATTCACACCCCATTCTCCTCATCTCCTCACCTATGTGTCATCTTATCAACGCGTGTGTCAGGCTTGGTCCCTTTGGAGGCCTGCCGCACCGTGAGGATTGTTTTGTCCTATTATATGGGGCTCGATCTGCCGATAGTCTATTGACGATATTCCCATGTGGGAGTATTATCAAAGGCAAGGAGAACATGATGATGAGAACAGAAAGGTTTCAGCAGGTAGGTTTGAGTGCCGATTGGTCCGTCGAGGCCTATCACGTCAAGAGCTTGGGTGAGCATAACATCCTAGTCTTTGACCGTGATGACACGGGTATGTTTTGGTCCGTTGTCCGAGTTAATAAAGATACGGATGGCTCCTCGGATGTGGATTATGGGTCCTCGGACGTGTCTTGGTATCAGGTTGAAAACAATTGGAAGGTGCTTGCGGTCTTTGAGGCTTTGCTTGATGCGGATTTGGATGCAGATCAAAACGAGGCTTTGAGTAGGGAAGCCTTGGAAGAGGCTTTCAAATATGCGGAGGTGGTGGAATGACTCGATGGATACGCACACGATGGATCAGCCAAGGAATCAACGATGTACGAAACGGCGAGTGGGAGGCTCTCGACTGTGAAGAAGTCGACGGTCCTCTTCCTGATGAACGGTATGTGAGCGACGATGGATCGACTTTCTACCATGTGGTCACCGAGCAGGAGCAGGAAGATGATTAACGATTGTATCTAGCAAGTAGGACACTCACCCGAGTGTCCCTCTTGATGGTGTTACTATCGGTCGCACAAAAAAAGGTCCAGCCCTAGTCTAGTGTGCCTTGGTCCCTGCGGAGGCTTGGTCCCTGCGGAGGATTGGTCCCTGCGGAGG